AGAAAAAGCCGCCAGTACTAATCCCCGCTTTGCCGCCGTCGGAGAATGGAGAGCCGGAGTCGCTGCGCCAGTTGCGCACTATTATGCGAGACGTAACACTGGATGCTAAGCTGCGGCTCGACGCTGCGAAGGCGTTGGCACCGTATGAGGCCGTGCGCAAAGGTGAGGCTGGCAAAAAGGAAGAGCAAGGAGCCGCAGCCAAGCGCGCATCCGCCGGGAAGTTCGCTCCTGCCGCGCCGCCAAAGCTGGTGGCGAATGGCGGGAAGATGGTCGGGAAGCCGTAAATGAATCCTCCTGAATGGACGACTGCAATGCCTGACTGGGAAAGACGCATCATCGCAGGCGAGTCTCTAATTCATCCGCCACTATTCCCGCATGAGGCACGCGATGCGCTACAGGTGTTTGACGAGTTGCGCATGGTAGATGCGATCGGTTCGCCACGCATGGGCGACGTGTGTCGGCCATGGATGAGGGATTTTGCTGCATCGGTATTCGGTTCCTACGACTCGGGCTATGACGAAAACATGGTGGACACGGGCAGCCCGACAGCGGGACGGCGCCTGATCCGTGAATTTTTCCTGTTAATTTCAAAGAAAAATGGAAAATCGACAGTCGCTGCCGCCGTAATGCTTACCGCGCTGCTGCGGAATTGGCGTAAATCTGGCGAATTTTTGATACTTGCCCCGACGCATGAAATTGCAAAAAACTCGTTCGATCCTGCGCGAGATATGGTGAACGCGGACGAAGAATTACGGGAGTTGATATTGGTCCAGGAGCATATTAAGACCCTGACTCATAGAGTGACTGGCGCAACGCTGAAAGTGGTGGCCGCAGAAAATGAGACCGTCGGCGGGAAGAAGGCCATCGGCGTTTTTTTGGATGAGACTTGGCAATTTGGCAAAAAGGCCAACGCCGAGAATATGCTGAGAGAGGCATTCGGCGGCATGATGTCGCGCCCAGAGGGATTTATAATCACGGCATCAACGATGGCCGACGCAGCCCCCGCTGGCGTTTTCAGACAGCGGCTTCAATATGCGCGCAAGGTGCGCGACGGGGAAATTATTGATAATAAGTTCATGCCTGTGATTTTTGAATTCCCCAAAGCGATGATCGATTCAAAGGAGTACAGAAACCCGAAGAATTTTTACATCACAAACCCAAATCTTGGGGCATCCGTTGATGAAGAACATCTTGTAAATGAATTTGAGAAGGCTGAGCAAGAAAGTGAAAATTCACTGATCGGATTCGCATCGAAGCACTTAAATCTGGAGATCGGCCTCGCCCTCCGCTCCGACCGATGGGCTGGCGCGGATTTCTGGGAGGCACAAGGCCGCGAGGGCATCACCCTGGACGCAATTCTGACACGCTGCGACGTGGTGGATGTAGGGATTGACGGCGGCGGCCTTGATGACCTGCTGGGGCTGGTAGTGATCGGGCGCGACCGCATAACCCGCGAGTGGCTGTTGTGGGGTAGGGCATGGGCGCATCCGTCAGTGCTGGAGCGCCGGAAGTCTGAGGCCGCACGGTTCAAGGACTTCGCCAAGGACGGCGACCTGGTGCTGGTCGAGACGATTGGAAACGATGTTGTTGAGGTCGCGCAGATCGTGGCCGAGATTGAGGCATCCGGACTGCTGGATAAAGTTGGATGCGACCCGGCCGGTATAGGGTCGGTGCTGGATGCGCTGATCGCGGAAGATGTTCCGCAGGAAAAGATTGTAGGCGTGTCGCAGGGCTGGCGGCTGGGTGGCAGCATCAAAACGCTTGAACGCAAGCTGGCCGAGGGCGCGCTGATACACTCCGGCTCGCCGATGATGGCATGGGTGGTTGGCAACGCCAAAGTCGAGCCACGCGGGAACTCGATTCTTATCACCAAGCAGGCAAGCGGGTTCGCAAAGATCGACCCGCTTATGGCGGCATTCAATGCCGTTTCGCTGATGAGCCTCAACCCGGACGGGGGCGGGAAATCTTTCTGGGATACCAAATGAAATAACACTTGCACCCTATGCCAATAGGGCATAGTATTCTCTCAGGACATGGCATCGGGCTATGTCTATTCAAGAAGGATACATATTATGAATATAGAGATCGCAGAGATAACGCCCGCGTATGCAGCTGAGCTTTTAAAGCAAAACACTAATAATCGGCCTGTAAGACCTTCACATGTCAGATTTTTATCTGAAGCGATGCAAAGAGGTGAGTTTTTATTTAACGGAGACGCCATAAGAATATCGAAAGACAATGTAATCCTAGACGGGCAGCACAGGCTTTTGGCAGTTGTAAAATCAAACATTGCGCTCAAGGTGGTGGTTGTTCGTGGACTTGAAAGCGAAGTATTCAAAACCATCGACGTTGACAAACTTGCTCGCACATCTGGGCAGGTATTGGGTCTTCATGGTATAAAAAATTACAATGGAGTTGCAGCAAGCGCAAGATTGTATTTTTTGCTCAAACAAAACAGCACCCCTTTCGTCTCTACAAACAGTCCATCTGCTACGCAAATCCTTAACCTCGTAGAAGAAAAACCGTTGATTGCAGAATGCGTTTCTCATGTTTGCGGTATGGTGTGGGTAAAAAAATACCTGAATATCTCATGGGGCGGGTTTTTGCTTACGGTTTTTGCTGAAAAGAACAGGGAAAAGGCGTTCGAGTTTATGAATGCACTCGAAAGTGGCGCGGAATTAAGCAACGATAACCCAGCATATTTGCTGAGGGAGCGTATTATGTCTGATTTTGCGTCGGTAAATAAAAAAGCAGATCGAGAATATCATGTAAAACTAGCTTTTCGGGCTTTCGATTATTTCTTGAAAGGGAAAAAAGTTAAATTCTTAAAGGTTCTTGACGGAAGCAAAACGACTGATCCGTACACGTTATGACCAACATCGAGCTGAAAGCCGAACGCAAACGCCTCGGCTTATCAATATCCGATATGGCGCGGCAACTTGAATGCTCTGCGCGGACGTATTGCCGGTGGGAATCCGGGCAGAGCAAGATTCCGCCCGGTGCGGTTAAATTGTTCAAAATGATAAACGGGCTGGATGCGAAGTAGTAGGTGGCGAGGTAGGTGAGGCAGGCACGGCGAGGCCTGGCAAGGCGCGGACGGGCTTGGCAAGGCAGGCGCGGCTTGGTGGGGCGAGGCCTGGCTGGGAAAGGCAAGGCAGGCAATGTAAATTCTTGACACACATTAAAATTTAACTGATACTCCCATCTATCTGTCAACGTCGCGAGGACGCCGCAGTGAAATTTATACCAGACATAGTCTCCCCCGCCACAATCATGCGCGCTCCTGCGCGCTTGGTGGCTTTGGTCTCGCGCATCTTGGATACGCGGGACCTTTTTTTCTTCAGCGGCCTCGCGGCAATATGCTACGGCGTGGCGCTGATCTATCCGCCAGCCTCATGGATTGTGGGCGGAGTTGTATTCTGTGCCGTTGGTCTGCGCAGATAAATGGGCATCCTCTCTCGTCTTGATTCAGGCCGGTCCGAAAAGGGAACGAGCTACGATATTCTCCGGCAAATTGCCGGATATGCAGGGCGAGTCACCAAGAGCGGTAAGTCGGTCAATATCCAGTCCGCGATTGAAGTCGCCGCAGTCATGGCGTGCCTTCGAGTCCGTGCGAATGGCCTGGCGCAAGTCCCGTTGAAGATCATGCGCGAGAGCGCCGATGGCAGGTCACGGCTTCCAGCCAAGGATCATCCGCTCTATTTCATCCTCAAAACCCGCGCGAACGACTGGCAAACAGCCTTTGAATACATCGAAACGCTGTCATTGCATCTTGATTTGTGCGGCCAGCACTATTCATTCATCAACCGATCGAACCGAGCCGGCATCCTGGAACTCATCCCATTCGTGCCAGGCAGCGTCACAGTCAAGCGCGCGGACGACTTTTCGTTGACCTACGAGGTCAGGGGCGAAAGCGGAAAGACGCAAACATTCCCAGCCAAATCAATTTGGCACGTCAGAGGTCCGTCGTGGAACAGTTGGTATGGCTTGGAATCGGTGCACCTTGCCCGCGAGACCATCGGTTTGGCAATGACAACAGAAGAGCAGCAATCGAGAATGCAGCGGAACGGCGTAAAAGCGTCCGGCGTGTATTCTGTTGAGGGGACTCTCAAGGACGATCAATATGCTGCGCTGCGCAAATGGATTGATGACGAAATTGGGGGAACTGAAAATACCGGCAAAGCGATGATTCTCGACCGCTCGGCAAAATGGTTGAACACCAGCATGACCGGCATCGACGCTCAGACACTGGAAACGCGAAAATTCCAGGTTGAGGAAATCTGCCGGCACTTCCAGGTCAACCCAATACTTATTTTTGCGGAAAGCAAAAACACTACCTACGCCAGTGCGGCTCAAATGTTTTTGGCGCATCTGGTTCATGGTTTGGCTCCGACATATCGACGTTTAGAGCAGTCGATTGACGCGAATCTGCTGACGGATGCCGACCGCAAAGAAGGCCTGTATTCCTGCTTTGTAGATGCTGCCATGCTTAGAGGCTCAGCGGTGGAGACTCACCAGCTTGTCCGTGACGACGTGAATGGCGGAATTACTACCGCAAACGAAGGACGCGCGGTGCTTGATCTAAACCCCGACCCCGACCCAGCCAGCGACAAGCTGCGCATCCCCGCCAATATCGCCGGTTTACCGGCACCCGCAGGAGGTAAACCAAATGACAACTAAAACTCGAGATTTCGGTTTTGAGCTGAAAGAAATTTCCGAAACAGGAAGTTTTGATGGCTATGGCAGCGTGTTCGGTGTGCTCGATTCGTACGATGAGATCGTGGCCCCTGGCGCATTCACTGATTCACTCTCCTCCGGGAAGATGCCAGCCCTTCTGTGGCAACATCGCAGCGGCGAGCCAATTGGCGTTTACACATCAATGGCCGAAGACAATATCGGACTGAAGGTCTCCGGCCAGCTGGCGATGAAAACAGCACGCGGAGCCGAAGCCTACGAACTGTTGAAAATGAAAGCCATCAGCGGCCTGTCAATTGGATTCCAGACTCGCGAAGACTCGTTCGACCGAGTGACCGGAATTCGCACGCTGAAAAAAGTTGATCTCTGGGAGGTGTCGCTCGTCACCTTCCCTTCAAATGATGCCGCCCGCATCCAGGGCGTGAAGAATATCGAGGGGCTTACGTCCCTCTCCGAAATTGAAGACTACCTGCGCGAGGCTGGCGGTTTTTCACGCAACGAGGCGAAAACCCTCATTGCACGCATCAAGAAATCCACCGGCGCTGATGCTGGCGATGCCTTGGCGCAAATCGCAGCCCTCACCAAAAACCTCAACATTTTGAAAGGATAAATCATGAGTGACAATAAAGAAGTCCTGGACTTGATCCAGAAGCAAGGCGAAGCATGGGAAGAGTTCAAAAAGACGAACGACTCCATGCTGCAAGCCAAAGCTGACGGCAAAACCATTGCCGACCTGCAAGCCAAACTCGACCGTATCAGCGCAGATATGGCAGAACAAGCCAAACAGATGACCGACATCGAAAAGAAAGCCGGTCGTCCTGGTGCTGATGCGGGTGACGTAACGGCAGAGCAGGTTGAATACCGCAAGGCATTCAATGCCTATCTGCGCACCGGTGAAGGTGATGGCCGCGCCCTGAAGGAATTGGGCATGAAGGCCATGAACAGCGGCACCGATCCGAATGGCGGATATGTGATTCTGCCGGAAATGGATTTGGCTATTGATCGCATCGCAGAGACGATGGGCGGGCTGGCATCACTTGCCGACACCATCACCATTGGCTCCCAGAAATGGGAGAAGCTGGTCAAAACCGCTGGCATGGCAATGCGCCGCGTTGCCAACGGCGGGACGGGTGGCGAGACTACCGAGCCGACCTTCGGCAAGGTGGAAATCGAAGTATTCCCGGCTGAAGTCGAGCCGTGGGTATTCAACGAGACTCTGGAAGATGCCCGCATCAATCTGGAAGCAGACTTGGCCGCCGAAGCCGCAATCGGTTTTGCCGAAGGCGCAAATGCTGAATTCATCACCGGCAACGGTGTTGGCACTGCGCGCGGGATCACGGCTTACACCAATGTCGTGAATTCGTCCTATGCCTGGGGAAATGTCGGCTACATCCGCTCCGGCAAATCGGCTGCGTTTATGTCTGTTGCTCCGTCTGATCGTCTGGTGAGCCTGCAACACTCGCTGAAAGCTCAGTATCGCACCGGCGCAGTTTTCCTGACGAACGACACCACGCTGGCAACGATGCGGCAGATGAAGGACGGCTCGGGTGCTTACTACCTGTGGCAGCCGGATACCACGGCAGGGTTTGGCGGGCGCTTCCTCGGCTCTCCGGTTGTGGTGGATGACAACATGCCCGCGCTGGGTGCCGGTTCGTACTCGCTGGCTTTCGGCAACTTCAGCCGCGCGTACAAAATCGTCAACCGTTCCGGCACCACACTGATCCGCGACAACATCACGCTCAAAGGCCAGACTAAGTTCAACTTCCGCCGCCGTTTCGGTGGTGGCATCGTGAACTACGAAGCCATTAAGCTGATGGCGTTTGTGACCGGCGCTGCTGGTCTGTAATCAAAATAGCCCGCAAATCATCGCGGGCTAATAAAACTTTCACGAAAGGAAATATCATGAATGATCTTCACAACAACATTCGCACCGAACGTGGCTGGGCTGCAAAGGCAGCATCGGGCGGCGCTGCTGCTGCTGCAATCACCGACCGCCAAGGTTTCGGCGGAGTCGAGTTTGTCATCAGCTACGGTGCTGTAACGGCAACCAACGCGACCGCGACCATCTTGGTTACGGAGGGCACCACCACAACCACGCTGACCAGTGTGGCCGATGGCGACCTGATCGGTACTGAACTGCTGGCGAGTCTGCCTGTTGCCGACGTGACCGGCACCCGCACCAGCGGCGTGACGCAGTTTGTCACAAAGCGTATCGGTTACAAGGGCAACAAGCGCTACGTGCGTTGCTCCCTGGCATCGGAGACCGTGACGGCTGCGACGATTCTGGCCATCGTGCCGGTATTGCACAGCCCGACTTTGGCGCCGACCGACAACCCGTAAGTGAAATACGGCTGGACGCTCGCCCGTCCAGCGCCGGATAACGTCACCGGCACCCTATTTAATTCTGGCGAGAGGATATTGAAATGAAAGACGGAGAGCGGCAAGTGAGTCCTACAATAGACGGCATCCGCAAGGATCATGTAGCGAGATACAAGTGGGCGGCCAGTTTGCTACCCGTTGGCTCGCGCGTGGTGGATTTCGCCTGCGGCGTGGGCTATGGGACACGGATTCTCGCTGACGCCGGATGTGTGGCGCGCGGGTTTGATATTGATGCTGAAGCGATCGGTTATGCGAGGGAGCATTATGCCAAGTTCCAGCATTCTCCGGTATTCGAGGTTTGCAATGGTCATTCTCCTGGAGATATTGGAAAAGCCGATGCCGCCATCAGCTTCGAGACCATCGAACACATCGAAGACCCGCGCCCGCTGCTGAAAGCACTGCGCGAATCCGCGCCGATGCTGATTGCCAGCGTGCCGAACGAGGCCGTGTTTCCGTTTTCTCCAGCCGAAGGAATTACGACTGCATTTCATCATCGGCATTATCTCAAGTGCGAATTTGAGGAGCTGCTGGCCGAGTGCGGCTGGCGCGCGACTTCGTGGTATGGACAGGAAGGAAACGAATCCGAAGTTGAGCCGGACATCAATGGCCGAACATTGATTGCAATCTGTGAACGCGCAGAAATTCCCGACACGAAACCGGAAGGTAAGCACATTGCCATCCTTGGCCTTGGCCCATCCATCGCGCAATATCTTGACATGGTGAAGCGTAAGGGCGGACGCACCGCGTTCTGTGATGAAGTCTGGGCGATCAACGCCCTCGGCAATGTGTTTGATTGCGACCTCGTATTTCACATGGATGACGTTCGCATTCAGGAAATCCGCGCCGAAGCGAATCCGACCGGGAACATTGCCGCCATGCTGCCGTGGATCAAGGCCAGCAAGGTTCCGGTTGTCACGTCGCGCGCGCATCCTGATTACCCGGCACTGGTGGAATTCCCGCTGGAAGATGTGCTCAACCATTTCAGCCACGACTATTTCAACAACACTGCAGCCTATGCCGTGGCGTTCGCAATCCACATCGGCGCATCAAAGATCAGCCTGTTCGGCATCGACTTCACCTACCCGAACGTCCACAACGCGGAAAAAGGACGGGCGTGTGTCGAGTTCTGGTTGGGTCAGGCGCAGGCGCGTGGAATTAAGCTGCTGATGCCGCGAGAATCTACCCTGATGGATGCCTATGCCGGTCGCGCGGCACGGCTTTACGGCTACGACACGCTGGACGTGAAATTCAATATGCAGCCGGACGGATCGGTGAAGCTGGATTTTGTTCCACGTGAAACATTACCAACCGCTGAGGCCATTGAGGCAAATTATGACCATTCGGCACCGATTGAAGATCAACACTTGAGCACAAAGGAGATGATATGAGCTTACGAGACAACCTGCTGGCCGCAGGAATGGAGCCGGAACTTGCTGGCTTACTGGATGATTGGAGCGTCGCGCAACGCGCCGAAATCGACGCTGACAATCTGGTGCTGACCGATTTGCTTACAGCTCTTGACGCTGGCGAGTTGGCTGTACTGGATGCTGCTACCGCAGCAAATAGCGGGACGGGCAAGGTGGCCATCCTCGGCACCAGCGGAGCGATCACCTTCCCCGGTGCGATTACCGAGCAGACTGTCGGGCTTACTTCGGCGGGTGTCGGGGCCAAGGCCGGCGGCACTGTGACCGTGGTCGAACAGGGAAGCGGCGGAATTCATAAGACCGTGCTCACGCTCACGACAACCCCGGTCACGCTGACGGACTATGCTGGAGACGGCGCATCTGTCGCGCTCAAGCTGTACGACTTCCCAGCTGGAAATATAGTTTCGCTCGGTGCATCCATCAATGCCGACCTGACCCTCTCTGAAACCTGGTGGGTTGATGATAAACCTGGTGACGTTGGCCTCGGGACGGTAGCTACGGCGGTGGGAACTGCACTGACCGGAACCACACAGAACATCATCGCCAGCACGGCGACGACAGCAGCCGCGCAGGTTGTGCCGCTCGACACGCAATCGACCGGCATGGGCACGTCCGGCGCGGCCGGCGGCACGGATGCAGACATTACGCTCAACATCCGAGTGGATGACGATGCACTGCATTTTCCGGACATCGTGACCAATGGGGCTATGTCCTCAGATACTGGATGGGCAAAAGGCACTGGCTGGACTGTTCACACGGTCGCAGCGGGGAAAGCGGATTGCGATGGCACGCAGGTAGCTGTTTCCGACCTGTCGCAAACGCCTTCTCCGGTCACGGTTTTGGAGGGTGTTTCCTACGCGCTCACATTCACAGCCACCCGCACGGCGGGGGCTGTTCAGGCTTATGTCGGGGGCACGGCGGGGACTTCCCGGGCGACTGCCGAGACCTTCGTCGAGACGATTGTGGCCGGGGCAGACGGGATTTTACTGTTCCGAGCGGATGCGGATTTCGTCGGAACTATTGACGACGTGACCCTGACCCCGTTGACCGGAACCGGAACTGTAACCGGCACGGTGACTGTGGCATGGATGAACGCGGGAGACTTCTAATGAAATACGACATCCTCCAAGATTTCCCAGGTAGCCAGGACGGAACTGTGACCGAGCAATTCAAGGCCGGGACGCAGCGCGAGCTATCGAATTGGTTGGCTCATCTCGCTGTATCCGCAGGATGGGCGCGTCCTGTTGGTCAGGTTGAAAACAAGGCCATTGTCACCGATGGACATCAAACCGGCACGCTGAAGGTCAAGCGCGGGAAATGATAATCACCCAGCCCACAGTCGAACCGATCACCCTGACCGCGCTCAAGGTGCAGCTGGGTATTTCCGACACAAACAGCGACACGGTTTTGACTCGCCGGATCACTGAGGCGCGGAAATGGGCAGAGATATACACCAAGCGCAGCATCATGCCGCAAACGCACGAATTGCGGCTGGATGCGTTCCCGTCCGATGGAATGATCGAGCTTCCATTTCCGCAGGTCGTCAGCATCGTGTCGGTCAAGTACATTGCCACCGATGGTGCTCTGACCACGGTTGATGCTGCCGATTACACGCTCGACACAGTGCCGCTTGTTCCGTTCGTGCGCCCGGTCTATGGTGAGTCATGGCCGAGTCCGCGTGGCGAAGCCAGCGCGGTGCGGGTTCAGTACACAACTGGCTATACCGTTTCCTCAATCGCGGCGGCGAAAACCATCACCGGGATCACCAAGGCCACGCCGGGTGTCGTTACCTCTGCGGCTCACGGGTACGCAGACGGCGACCTGATCCTGCTTGACATCGCGGGCATGACAGAACTGGACGGATTGCTGTACCGGGTCTATGCCAAAACGACAGACACATTCCAGCTTGCGAAGTTGAGCAACGATGGCGGAATCTCGACCGCATCATTTACCACTTTCACCAGCGGCACGGCGACTGCTGTTGAGGTGGCGGTGCCGGAAATCATCATCGAGGCAATGGCAGTTCTTTGTGGACACTGGACAAATTTCCAGAGCAGGCTGGAGGGCGGGCAATTCATCACCCGCGTTCCGGCTGCTGTTGAGCAGATGCTGGACACTGAAAGAGTTTGGGGGGTGATATGAACAAGATCAAGATCAAGATCATCAGTGACGGCACATCAATCGGCACGCATGTACATGCTGGAGGAACTGAAATTACTGGAATTACAGGGATAGAGATACTGCCCATCGAGCCAGGCGGTGTAGTGATGGCCAGAATAACATTCCAGATGCCGAAACTTGATATTGTTGCTGAATTGAAAGAAGAGTCGAATTCATGAGCAACCACGCCCGCCAGCAAATTCGTGAGGCAGTGGCAACGCTGCTCAAAGTCTCGCCCGTGACCTGGGGGCCGGTGTTCGAGACGCGCATCCCGTCAGCCAGAGCCGTGCTGCCCTACCTGATGGTATTCAGCGATGGCGAGGCGGTGGATTCGATTTCCGCCACGTCCGCGATTTACCTGCGCGACCTGAATCTTGTTGTGGCTGGTCGGTTGAGATTGCCAGGCAACAATGACACAGAAACGGTCGAGGACAAGATGGACGCGCTCGCCGCCGAAGTCGAAACCAAGTTGGGATTTTCTTCGTTGCAAGCGACCATCGCGCAATTGAAAAGCATTCGTCTCACCAGTACCGAAATGAGCGTGATCGTCAACGAGGATGACGCGCCACAATACGCCGAAGTCACGCTGGCCTTCGTCGCGCAGTACGCAACAGCGGAAGCAGCACCGACCACTTTAATCTAACGAAAGGAATTACCATGACCATTTACACAAACTCCGGCTTGGCGATGGCCATGCAATCTGCATTGGGCGCAGCCAAAACTCTCACCGCAATTTCGCTCGCGGACCCAGGCGTATTTACCGGCACGCACGACTTCGTTGCAGGCGATTATGTCCTGCTGCTGGTCGAGGGTATGAAGGAAGTCAACAACCGCGTGTTCCAAGTTCTCAGCGTTTCAACGACCGTGAGTTTCCAACTGGAGGCCATCGACGGCAGCGGCGCGCTGGACACCACTGACTTCACTGCATTCACCTCTGGCACCGCGCAGGAGATCACTTTCGGCACGGCGATTTCTGGCGTGTCCGATTTCACGCCTTCTGGCGGTGATCCTAAAATGGTTGACGCGACCACTGTGCATGATGTTGTTGAAGTGCAAAAGGTGGTCGGTGCCACAGCAAGGAATTATGCCCTTACATTCCAGTGGGACCCCGCAAATGCAGGGCAGGTGGCAATGCTGGATGCCTTCACGACAGACACGGCCAAGGCATTCCGCATCACCTACCCGAACGGACGATGGGTTGCATTCTATGGCTCAGTCGGGTTCAGTGGTATGGTCGGAGGGGCTTCTCAGGGCATTACAACAACCCCTGCCACGGTTGCCCTTTTGGGCGCGCCGACATACGGACTGTAAGCCATGTCAAAACTCATTGAGCGTTTGCAGCGTGCTCGTCAAAGCACGGTCGAATCCTGCGGACTGACTTTCACCGTTCGCAGGCCGACCGATCTTGAGATGCACGAGATGCGCGGAACAATAGACCAGCGTGAATTGTTGGTGCGGTTTGTTGTTGGATGGGGAACCATTACCGAAATTGATCTTGGTGTCCCTGGCGGTAGTCCCGAGCCGGTTGAATTCAGCGCAGAGTTGTGGGAGGAGTGGATTGCCGATCACCCCGAGCATTGGGACGACATCGTTCGTGCCGTGGTTGAGGGGTACAAATCGCACAAAGCCGAGCTGGAGGAATCCGCAAAAAACTCGGAGCCTGGCTCGCCGGATTAAAACACCCCGAGCCAGGCGCACCACCTGATGATGCGCAGATTGCAATAAGCGCGTGGAACATGATGGGCGGTGAAATCAACTGGGGCGCACTTGATTTTGTGTGCGAGTATTTTGGGATCGTGGATGTTGAAAAGTTTATATTGCATCTTATTGCGATAAGGGACAAACCGAAATGACCGAGCAGGCACTTGAGATTACCGGGCTGAAAGATGTGCAAAAGGCGCTCTATGGGTTCTCTCAGCAATTGGGGGATCGTGTTGTGCGCGGGGCATTGCGGCAAGGTGCGAACTACGTCCTGAAGGGCATCAAGGAACTGATTCCGGTCGGGCAGACGCGCAAGGTCAAAGGCGTGTCCGTGGTTGGCGGTTTGCTCAAGCGCCGGGGCTTTCGTGTGGCGAACTCAAAAATTCACGCCGGGAAAATGTCGAACGACATGATAGGCATCTATATTAGTCTGCGAAAAAAGAAGGGTGACCCGTTTTATGGCCGATTTCTGAATGACGGGTGGAATCCTGCCGGGAGAAAAGCAACAGCCGAAGACCGTCCTGGAATGGCGATGGTTTTCGGCAGTGGTTCGCGGATGGCAAAGCGTTGGTCGGCTCCTGCTCATGGGCGTGGCGGGGCGCTCTACTCAAAAGTCCCCGGTCAGCAATTCGTCCAGCGCGGATTCGAGTCTCGCAAGGATGCGGCGGTTGACCTGATCGTGCGTGCTGCTGAAGCCGGTGCCGAAGTTGTGAAGCGGAAAGTGGGGTTGAGATAATGGCAAAAGGAGTCACAGTCGATTTTAATGCGAATCTCGCCAGATTCACCGGCGCGATTGACAAGGCCACGAACGACCTGAATAAATTTCAATCGAACACGAACCGCATCAGCGGGAACATCAACGGAATGCTGGCGAAGATCGGTGTTGGATTGTCAATCGGCGCATTCGGCGCATTCATAAAGCAGTCAATAAACGCTGCCGACGAACTTTCCAAACTCGCGCAGAAAACCGGCACGTCTGTCGAGGTGCTGGCTGGCCTGAAATTCGCCGCAGATCAGAACGGCACCAGCCTTGAGGCCGTGGCAAAGGGAGCGCAAAAACTAGGCACGCAATTGGTGGATAAGCCCGAGCTGTTCAAGCGGATGGGTATCACGGCTAAGGATTCCACCGGCGCGCTGGTGGAAATGGCGGACATCTTCGCATCCATGCCGGACGGCGTGGAAAAGACCGCGCTCGCCGTAAAATTGATGGGCAAAAGCGGTGCGGACATGATCCCCTTCCTCAATCAGGGCAGCGCGGCTCTGTCTGATTTGATCGAGGAGGGACAGCGGTATAACCCGGTCACTGCCGAAAGCGCGAAACAAGCAGAATTATTCAATGATCAACTCGATGCGCTAAAAGCGCAGGCGAGCGGGTTGGGCACACAAATTGTCATGGACACTCTTCCAGCGTTGACGCAAATCACGGCCGCAATGGCCGAGGCGGCGAAGGAAGGCGGCTTGTTGAAAGCTGCATTGGTCGGCGTTGGTGGCGTGTTTACTGCGATTTTCTCTGACGACTTACTGACCCGTGAACAAAAAATAGTTAAAGACATGGATCGCTTGCGCGGTCTGATGGCAGACAACATCAAGTACGGCACCGCATTTGGTATGATCTCGATGGGCGGGCAAACAAAGGAGGAAGTAAACAACATCAACAACAGGTTGCTGGCGCTCCAGAAAGAGTTGGATGCAATTCAGCAAGCCAAAGTCGCTGAACAAGCAAGATTCGAAAATCTCAAGGAATTTCGGCAATACATGACCGCGATGCGCGTCGATGCCGGACAGGCAAAAATATACGAGATGGCGCTGGGTGGCGCGTCTGATGCGGACATTGCCAAGGCGCAGGCAAATCTCGACAAGTTCAAGAAGATCGCCGCTGACTATGTAATATCGTCGGGCGCACCGAAAGCAGGTAAGGCGGCAAAACCAAAAGCAGAAAAGTCACTTCTTGATGCAGCAGACAAGAATGAATTAAAGAATCAGCAGAAACGTGTTGAGGAGCACTTAAATGCATTGGTGAAAGCCGAGGAAGAAGCCAACGCCAAGATGCAGCGAAGCGCCCTTGAAGCGCAGCGCATCATCGCCGACATTGATCCGATCTACAAAGCCGGACTGGCGTGGGAAGAATTGGCTGCACTGGTGGATCAGGGGCTGCTCACAGCAGAACAGGCCGGGCAATCCTACGCCAAGACCTTCGGCGAATCCACCGACCAGATGACTACGTTCGCCGAGCAGGCCGGGCGCAACATTCAGGACGCATTCTCCGAATTCCTGTTCGATCCATTCAAGGACGGGCTGGGCGGGATGCTGGACGGATTCACGACCATGCTGCGCAAGATGGCTGCGGAGGCGCTGGCATCACAGATTCTCGGCTCTATCGGCAGTTGGGGAAAGACCGGCGGCGGCGCGGGATCATTTATAGGCAGCATCGCCGCATCCGTGTTCGGCGGGGAAAGTTTCGCCGGTGGTGGGTTTACCGGCAGCGGATCGCGCACGGGCGGCCTCGATGGCCTAGGGGGCTTCCCGGCGATTCTGCATCCAAATGAGACGGTGGTCGACCACGATAAAGGCCAAGGGAGAGCGGTGACGGTCATCAACAACTTCACCATCAGCCAGCCGACCGACCGCCGCACGCAGGAACAGATCGCGGCGATGGCCGGCGCTTCGATCCAGACCGCCATGATGAGGGGTGCCTGATGGCCTTCATCGAAACCCGCTTCCCGACCGACATCAGCCGTGGCGCGTCCGGTGGCCCCGGCTTTTCCTCCGACGTGATTCCAATGAATTCCGGCTTCGAGCAGCGCAACGCAAATTGGGAGGATTCGAGGTGCACGTATGACGTGTCGCATGCCGTGAAGTCGCAGGCGCAGCATGATGTTCTTGTCGCATTCTTTCGCGTGATGAAAGCTCGCGTCAATGGATTCAGATTTAAGGACTGGGGCGATTACACCGCAAGTGGCAGCGAGGGCATCTTTGCCGCAATCGATGCGACGCATTTCCAGATGACCAAGCGATACACCATCGCCGGAAACAATTCCGACCGCGAGATTACCAAGCCTGTGACCGGCACGATTGCCGTGACCGGCGGCACAGTCTCCAGCATCGACTACACCACCGGAATTGTCACCATGACAACGGGCACGCCGACCTCGTGGACAGGAGAATTCGATGTGCCCTGCCGATTCGACATCGACCAGATGAAAGCATCAATCGACTTTTATCAGACCTATTCCTGGGGCGGGATCCCCATTGTGGAAATCCGCGTGTAATTATGAAGACCGTCTCCGCCAACTTGAAAGCGCACCTACAAGGCGAGACACTGACCGTCTGCACGCTGTGGAAGATCACCCGCGCGGATGCGACCGTGTTCGGCTTCACCGACAACTCGCGGGACGTGGTTTATTCAGGCACCACTTACTTGGCCGCGACCGGCCACACGCCGAGCAGCATCAAGACGACCTCGAATCTTTCAGTTGACAATCTGGAAGTGCAATCGGTGCTTGACAGCTCTACCATCACCGAGGCCGACATTCAGGCCGGACTGTGGGATTTTGCGGCAGTCGAGATCATGATCGTCAATTACCTTTCCTTGGCCGATGGGCACATGACGCTGCGCAAGGGCTGGCTTGGCAACATCAAAACCGGCAGGCACAACTTCATGGCCGAGCTGCGCGGCATGATGCAGCCGCTCCAGCAAACCATCGGGAGGGTGTATTCGCCATCCTGCGATGCAGTGCTTGGGGATGCACGCTGCAGTGTCACGCTGGCAACTTATACCGTCACCGGGGCAGTCACCACCGCCACCAGCGCCAGGGTGTTCACTGATACCGCGCGGACTGAGGCGGATGGCTATTTCGATGGTGGACTAATTACCTGGACAGCCGGGAACAATGACACCTATTCGATGGAAATCAAAACATCCACTGCCGCAGGAGTCATCACGCTTCAGCAGGCCATGCCCAATGTGACCGTAATCGGCGATACCTACAGCCTCTCGGCGGGATGCGACAAGCTGCTGGCCACCTGCAAGACGAAGTTCAACAACGTGGTGAATTTTCGCGGATTCCCTCATGTGCCGGGACAGGATCAAATGATTTCGGGGGGAAGATGAACCGCGCCGATTTAGTGCTGACCGCGTATACCTTTCTGGGCACGCCGTTCCACCATCAGGGCAGATTGCCTGGTGTCGGGCTGGACTGCGCGGGCGTGGTGGTGTGTGCGCTTAAACGGCTTGGTTATGCGGTGTCAGATCATGCGGGCTATGGCCGCATCCCGTCGCAGGGCATATTCACCTCTGCAATTGCCAATCATTGCGACACAATCCAGCAGGATGAGGTGCAGCCCGGCGACCTGATGATGTTCGCCTTTCGCGCAGAGCCGCAGCATGTCGCCATCGTTTCCGCCACACATCCGGTCATGCTGATCCACGCCTATCAGGATGTTGGGCGAGTAGTCGAAAATGGCCTCGACGCGACATGGCAAGGTCGGCTGCGCGGATGTTACAGAATCAGGGGGATCGCATAATGGCAGTCCTGGCCATCGGCGCGGTTGGAGCAATAGTGGGCGGATCGGCCTGGGGCATCGGTATCGGTTTGACTGCGGCAATGGGCTGGAATATCGGACTCACGGTCGGCGGTCTGTTGTTCGCGCCGAAGGGTCAGAACATCAACCAGCAGGGGCCGCGCCTCGGCGATCTGAAGGTGCAGTCGTCGACTTACGGCAACCCCATCCCCATCGTCTACGGCTCGATGCGCATCGCCGGAAACATGATTTGGTCAACTGACAGAATTCCTACCGCACACACCACCACGCAATCCGGCGGAGGCAAAGGCGGCGGCGGCGGTTCCGTTACCCAGACCAGCTACACCTATTCGCAATCGTTCGCCATCGCGCTGTGTGAGGGCGAGATCGCCGGGGTGCGCAAAATCTGGGCGAACGGCAAGCTGATTTACAATCTTTCCGACACGGCAGACATCGCCACCATCGTCGCCAGCAATAAATCGGCGACAGGCATCCGCATCTATACCGGCAGCGAAACGACGACCGCCGACAGCCTGATTCAGGCACACGTCGGTGCTGCCGACACCCCGGCTTATCGCGGTATTGCTTATGTCGTGTTTGAAAACCTGCAACTTGAGAACTATAACAACAACACGCCGAATCTGGAGTTTGAGGTGGTTGAAGGGTCAGAAGTCGGATTCGTCGGGCAGCTTGCCGGAAATCCGAGCACCGCAAGCTATAGTTTCATTTACGAATCCATCAATCGCGTCCTGACCAGCGTGACGTATTTGAACAGCGCGCGTGCAGGGATTGTGGCGGTGCAACCGGCTTCGGTGTCTGGTTCCCTCGTCGGTATATCTGGAGGTGTAGCGAGTTTCGCCGTAAATAGCTCGCCCTACGGTGGCTCAATTACGCTGTTCGATGAGGTGACGGGATTGTTCTCCGCGCCTATATTCGATATTGCCACACTCGGAACATGGTACGGCACGGTACATGTTCGCCCGTCCACTCCAACGCAACCACGCGGAGCTGGCCAACCGATATATTTTACGCACTACTTGTCTGGTGAAGCAGGCTCTGACAAAGTGATCAAACTGGATATAGTATTGGACACATGGACAGTGACCGCATCAGCTGCGATGCCAGCAAACTCGCGACCGAAATTTATCGCAAGCAAGCTGTCTGGCATCGACGTTACGCTGTACACCTGTTTTTCAAATGGGAGTGGTGGCATATACGCATTCGATGGCAATAGTCTGGCAGTAAAATGGGTGAGCTCTACCGTTCCAACCCCGCCGACAATGTTGCACTATTACGCGCTGACCGACTATGTCATCGCCTTTTCACAGCAAAAGGCGTATATTTTCGACGGAACAACTGGATCAGCCGTTGGCAGCGCGATCACCGGCTCCATATATATGGCGTATGACGAAACGCGGAACAGATTGTGGTCCACGAACGGCTCATCCGCGTTGTATTATGTGGATGTTGCTTCGCCGGGTTCACCGGTGCTCGACACGAACTTCGTGCCGCCATCCGGCTTCGCTCTTACCGATATGCGATGCGTCGATGGCATTGTATGGTTCAGGAATGGAATAACCGCAGATTATTATTATGATCCTGATTTGCGCGTGCTTTCATCAATACCCCCGCTCGCTTCTTCCATCGTTTCCGACATCTGCGCCCGCGTCGGGCTGACTGCTGGTCAGATAGACGTAACCGCCCTCACCGATGAGGTGAGCGGCTATGTGGTGCAACGCGGCACGGCGCGTAGCCAGCTTGAACAGTTGATGCAGGCGTTCTATTTCGATGCGGTGGAATCCGACGGCAAGATCAAGTTCGTCAAGCGCGGCGGTTCGTCGGCAGTCTCAATTCCCGAAGATGACCTGGCAGCGCACGAATACGGCTCCGCTCCGCCAGACACGCTCATCACAACCCGCAAACAGGAAATGGAATTGCCAGTCGAATGCAACGTGCAATACATGGACACCGGCGCGGCCTACCAGATCGGCACGCAGCGCACGCAAAGATTAACCACCGAAAGCGAAAACAAGATTTCGGTCAACCTCGCCATCGCCATGACCGCGACCAAGGCGAAGCAGATCACGGATGTGCTGATGTACGATGCATGGACGGGACGAACGACCTTCGCGCAGTCACACGGATGGAAATATAGCTACCTTGAGCCGACCGACATCATCACCGTGACCAAGGACGGGCGCAGCTACGTGATGCGCATCGTGGACGAGGATGCCAGCGGCGGGATTTATGCCCGGCAGGCGGTGCTGGAGGACATTTCCGTTTACAGTCAGACCGGAGTCGCCGCCGAGCTGCCTGCCGCCGTCGAAACTGTTGCCGCCGTGCCGCTGACGAACCTGCTGCTGCTCGACATCCCCATCCTGCGCGATCAGGACGACGGCGTGGGCTTCTACGCTGCCGCCTGCGGGTATGGCGATGGGTGGTATGGCGCGCAGTCATTCAAGTCCAACGACGGCGGCGCGACGTGGGGCAGCTTCGGCAACGGACTTTTGAACGATGCGGCAATCGGCACCGCCTCGACCGCGCTGGGTGACTTCACGCAGAACATTTTCGACGAATCCAACAGTGTGACCGTGGTGATGATCAACGGCGAGCTGGCCAGCGACACGGAGCTGAATGTGCTCAACGGTGCGAACGTGGCGTTGCTGGGCAATGAGGTCATCCAATTCAGGGACGCGACGCTGGTATCTGCCGGCACATACACCCTGACCGGCCTGTTGCGCGGCAGGCAAGGGACGGAATGGGCGCGCTCTACCCATGCGACCGGCGACCGCTTCGTGCTGTTGAGCAGCAGCACAACTTATTTATTCAGCGGCGCGGTGGCGGAGTATGATCTGGAGCGCAAATATCGCGGCGTGTCGTTCGGCGGATTCCTCGACGATGCGACCACGATCAATTTCACCAACACCGCCGTGGCGCAGATTCCCTACGCGCCAGTACATCTGGGCGGGGGCAGAAATGCTGCCGGAGACCTGACGCTGAGCTGGATACGCCGCACGCGCATGAGCGGCGGCTGGAACAATTATTCGGACGTGCCGCTTGGCGAGGCAGCCGAGGCTTATGTGGTGGAGATTTATGACGATTCTGATTACACTGCTGTCGTGCGCACGATCAGCGGCCTGACCTCGGCGACGACGAGCTACACGGCGGCACAACAGACGACGGATTTCGGCGCGCCGCAGGCGGCGGTGTATTGGAAAGTTTACCAGGTGTCGGCCACGGTCGGCAACGGATATGAAGCGAGAGGGATAACGTAATGGCGGCAATATGAATTATGATATGATTACAATATCTTTTACGTTACATGATATTGATCATGAAAAAAATTCCCATGATTGGGCGCAAATTTGGCAGATTGGCCGTTGTCTCGCAGGATCAGAATGAATCGAAAATTCTTAAATGGATATGTCTGTGTGATTGCGGAAATACGATTGTTGCTTTTGGCACAAATCTACGCAGAGGACACACAACATCATGCGGATGCTTTCAAAAAGAAGTAACGGCCAAAGCGAATACGAAGCATGGAATGCACAGTTCAAGGGAATATATGATATGGGCAGGCATGATGGCAAGATGTAAATGCGAAACAAGGCCAGACATGCACAGGTATTCTGGAAGAGGTATATCTGTGTGCAAAGAATGGCAAAGTTTTGCCCGATTTTATGCCGACATGGGTGATGCGCCGAGTGGCTATACATTGGACAGAATAGACAATGATGGTAATTATGAACTTGGCAATTGCAGATGGGCATCAAAAAAGACGCAGGCGAACAATCGATCAACCAATAGGATTGTTGATTTCAATGGTGAGAGAAAGACAATAGCTGAATGTATGGATGATGCGTGCGTGAAACCAAGTACGTTTCGTCAAAGGTATTATGTTTATGGTTGGTCATTTGAGAAATCATTGATGACACCATTGATGAGAAAAAGGAGATAATTTTGGCAAACAGCACCACGAATCTGGATACGATCAGCAGCAGCCAGGCATCGAAAGAGATCACGGCCAATGCACTTTTCGACGCGGCCTCCGCCGCCACCACTTATGGCCGCAGGGCATCCACCACTACTGCGCTCACCTGGGGCTACTATGGCGGCAACGTCACCATCGCCGCCGGCACGATGTCGCAGATCGCCAATGGCACCGTGGCGCTGACTGCATCACAAACCAACTACCTAGTGGCGGCCAAGAGCAACGGCGCGGTGAGCGTCTCGACGGCGACAACGAACTGGGACGATACCGACGGCTATTGGCGGCTGTACTCTATCGTCGCAGGGGCGAGCAGCGTCACCAGCTATACCGATTCCCGGCAGTTCGCGCTGTTCAGCGGCGCGGTGTCGTTCGGCGCAATGAGCTACCAGGGAACCTGGGATGCTGACACCAATACCCCGACGCTGGCCTCCGGCACGGGCACGAAAGGATATTACTACGTGGTCTCGGTCGATGGAACGACCTCGCTGGACGGCATCAGCTCATGGTCGGTCGGGGATGCGGCCGCATTCAATGGCACGACGTGGAATAAGCTCGAGGGCGGCATCACATCTGGCGAGATCGTGGCGGCTCTCGGCTATACACCGATGTCACCAGCTGTCTATGATACGGATGCCGATGGCATAGTAGATGCTGCACAGACTTTGGTTATTGCAGTGCGTAATGCTACCGGATCGGCTCTTACCAAAGGACAAGCAGTCTATATATCGGGCGCAACCGGTCAGATACCCACTATTACTCTTGCAAAAGCGGATAGTGAGGCAACCAGTTCAAAGACTCTTGGACTCCTTGCGGCAGATTTAGCGAATAATACTAATGGACTCGCACATCTACGTGGAGCATTAGTAGGCATTGATACCTCCGCATTTAATGATGGCGACGTATTATACCTCTCCGCCGCCACTGCTGGAGCTCTTACTACTACTCGACCCCCCGCCCCAAATCATGGGGTTTATATCGGCGTATGCGCTTATAGCCATATCAGTAACGGCAAGATCAATGTCAATGTAATTAACGGCTACGAATTAGATGAACTGCATAATGTGTTAATTACGGCTGTCGCAAATAATGAAGTGCTTCAGTATGATAGCGCCTCGGGGACATGGAAGAATAGATCAACACTTGCAGGATTGACATTAAACAGTCCGACCTTTGTTACTCCAGCCTTAGGAACTCCCGCGAGTGGGATATTAACGAACTGCACAGGTTTGCCCGTAGCGGGAATTGCAGCATCGACGAGCACGGCGATTGGGGTTGGCTCTCTTGAACTCGGCCACGCCTCAGACACCACACTGTCCAGAGTATCCGCAGGCGTTGTTGCACTTGAGGGTTCTAATCTAGTAACCGCCGCATCGCTGGCCGGAGGAACGCTACCTGCCAGTGTGACTACACTGAGTGCGACGAGCGGACATGTAGCTTATCAAGCGGCTGATACGATTTCAAACGGATTCGTAGCGTGGAACGCGGCAGCCACAGCGAATGGAGGTATGTACCATAGCGGGACTGCTCTGATATTGAGGGAAGGGGGGATAAACGTAGTTAGTATTGTCCCCGCAAGTTTCGCAGTAACCGGAAAGATATCCGCTACCACCACTCTAAAATCCGGCGGCTACACAGTGGCAACATTACCAGCCGGAACCGCAGGCATGATAGCTTATGTGACAGATGCAACCACGCCGACTTGGCTTGCAGCACTTACCGGAGGCGGGGCTGTAGTCTGCCCTGTGTTTTATAACGGCACGGCTTGGGTATCAGCTTAATTAAAGGAGAATCAAAAAATGAAAAGAGTATCGTATGAGCTACTGGTAAGGCATGACATCATGACTGGTGCCGTGCAGGGCGCGCATGTAAAATTCTATGACTGGATGACGGATGCGGATGGCAACATCATAAATGGGTCAGGCAAAGATAGCGATGTGATGTCGCTGACTGCGGCAAATGCGCTTGGATTTCCACTGACCGCCATATTGACGCAAATCGAAGTCGGAGCATTGTTGGCGATGGAACAAACGCAAGCTGATCTCGACGCAGAAAAAGCTGCACACGCTGCGACCCAAGCTGAACTGGCCGCTGTGCTGAAAGCATAACAATGATTCCCGCCCTCGCAATCCTGATCATACTCTGCCAGTTCATCGACTTTGCTACGACCTACCGTATTCTGAAGAATGGCGGGGTAGAATCGAATCCGATAGTCAAGAAGCTGATGGACATATTCGGCATGGAACTTGGCTTATTCCTTGCAAAATTCTACGCTGGAGCTTTCGTCCTGGAGGGAGCAATGCTTGGCTGGTTTGAGAGTGAGTCTGGCTTGGTCGCTTTATTTTCTCTGGCAGTATTGTATGTGGTGGTTTGTGTGCATAATTTGAGGCAGATTAAAAGGGGATGATATGGACTACGATGGAGAAAACCGGCGGGCGCATCATTGGCATTTGGAAAAATCCATCAGCATTGGACATATTATTACCACTATCGCTATTGCCGGGAGCGTGCTGGCGTGGGCGATGAAGATGGATACCAGAGTATCCGTTGTTGAAACACAGATACATTACGCATCAGAGCAGCAGCAACGAATTGAATCCAGTGGGCGCGAAGGGATGAATGAGATTAAGGCTGCACTGATTCGGATTGAAAGTAAAATTGATAGGAAGGTGGACAAGCAATAAGGAGGTAATCATGGTCACTGTGCTCTTGATTTACATGCTGGCTGCGAATGAACACCAACCGCCGAAAGTTCCCAAGTTCTTTGCAGTGTACCAGACAGAGTTTGCCTGCAAGAGCGCGGCTGATAAATACATGGCTCTGAGCGGACATGCAAACGTCCTGATCAATGCGCGGTGCGAAGATGCACGAAATCCCGTGCTCGTCCCGATGCTGCATAATGTGATTGAACTTGCGGCAATAGAAGAGGAAGAAGTGTGATAACCATTACCGATTACTGGATGGACGGGCGCGATAGCAAGTATCGTATCGAATGTACGGGTCAGATACAGGCTGCTGCAATTATTACAGTTGATCGTGTCAATGCGCTGCTCGAACTAGCAGAACTGGATGGAATTAAGCGCGACAAAGTTTCGAGTGGATGGAGACCGCCAAGCATCAATGCAGCCACAAAAAATGCTGCCAAATCCAGCAAGCATCTGACCGGCGAGGCGTGCGATATTTACGATCCAGACCGTGCTCTGGCGCAATGGTGTTTGAAGAACACCGATGTTCTGGCTGAGTGCGGGTTATGGATGGAGAGCCCTGCTTGGTGCGCAAAGTGGAACGAAAAAACGCAACAATGGGATTATTGGGTACACCTCCAACGTATCCCGCCGAAATCAGGCAAACGCATATATGTGCCATCAACCAAACCCCCATCAGCACCATTCTTGGATGGGGAGCCTAGTGCGCCATATAGAATCAAATTATAGGATAATGTGGTACAATGGACACTCTTTATATTAGGAGTGATGAAATGCCAAAAAAAGGCGATTGTATTCCGGCTATTGATAGATTTCTTGCTAAAGTAGAAAAAACAGACGGTTGTTGGAATTGGATTGGTGGAAAATTTGGTACTGATAAAGGCGTGCAGCATAGATATGGATGCTTTATGATTTCAAAATCAAGAGGAAATATATTGGCGCATAGAGCCGCATGGGAGTTGTTTGTAGGTGAAATCCCAGAAGGAAAAATCGTGTGTCACAAATGCGACCATCCTATCTGTGTAAACCCAGAGCATTTATTTATTGGGACACAACGAGACAACTGTAGAGATATGGCAAAAAAGAAGCGTAATTTTGTTTTGCATGGAGAGGATAGTAGGTTCCATAAAATTACCGAGAAGGACGTTTTGCATCTTAGAGAAATATATGGCCAAAAAGAGGGTATGGTGAAGGATATGATAAAAGTTGCCAAAAATATGGGGATAGGAAAATCTCAATTTTATAATATTGTTTCACGGAAATGCTGGGCGCATCTATCGCTCGAAGGACAGAAATCAATTCCCGATAGGATTAAAATATGAACGACGAGAACGAATACGAACTGGATGATGAATTAGGCTGGGGATCACTCGCCATAGCCTTTATATGCATCGTTGCCGCGATCGTGGCGGTGTTTAGTGTTTTCGTGGGGCGGCCATGAATCCACTACTCGCCCCGATATTCGGACTCGTCGGAACAGTCATTGACCGGCTGATTCCAGATAAGGCAACGGCTGAAAAAGCCAAACTTGAGATGGCTGCTGCGTTACAGGCGCAGGAATTCCAGATACAAATTGAGCAAATCCGCGTGAATGCCGAGGAGGCTAAATCAACAAACTGGTTTGTTGCGGGTGGAAGGCCTGCGATAATGTGGATTTGCGGATTCGCGCTGGCTTATGCAGCCGTAATTGAGCCAATAGGCCGGTTCGTGGCGAAGGTTGGATTCGGGTACGAAGGCGACTTCCCTGTGATAGATACAGACCTGACGCTACAAGTTCTGTTCGGTATCCTTGGGCTCGGTGCATACCGCATGGCCGAAAAGATCAAAGGTGCTGAAGGAAATAGGTAGTGTGCGCGCCCCTGCATGAAGGGTGAAACACGCAGATCGCGCACCGCGCAGGTGTCCCTACGCCTATTTCACGATTTATAACGCATCCGAATAGCCCCAGCATTCCGCTGGGTGCATATCTCGTTCAGCGAATCGGTCGCATATCCCTGCGCACGCTTCGCGCTCAGCTTTCGTTGCAGCATCCCACGCGGCGTTCCATAACTCGTCCGGCCCGATGTCTCTCCACGGCATAGGCTCGCCACGATCAACGCCTTTATAAAATTCGTCCCTTGCTGTGTCGCGTTCTGTTGTCATCATCACCCTCTGAACGTCCTGTGCGACAAGTCCCACGCATCGCGTAGGGTGTGCCTCATTCTCAAGTAGTGCAGGAAATTGCGGCGGTCGCAGCTTGTACATCCGCCGGAGGGCTTTCTCGATCATCACCGGCCCGCTTTCCTCGCGCTCCGGCCCCGTCAGCCTGTCCCGCAACCACTGCGGGAGCTTGGTGTTGTAGGGCACCTTCTTCAGATGCTCCGGGGCAGGCTTTCTGCCTGCCCCGTCTCGCGCTCCGCCTCTCATGAGAAATAATAGAGGTCTGTGCCAGGCAGCACGATGCGAACATCGCTGAGGTCGACCACGCTCATGCTCTGGCGCGGTTGACCCTTGACGGCCTGCGTGCTTTTCCAGGCGCGGAACGGAAAGCCTGCAATCTCGCCGACTCTCATCTCAGTGCGTTCGTTCCATCCCTTGCTCGACTCTTCCCACTGTTCCAGCGTCTCCTGCGTTTCAACATGTTCGGTCATCCACACGCCGCCCTTGTAGTCCGCGTCGAAGAGTTCGCTGTTGGTGGCGGCTGCGAATTTTTTGAGGTTCTCGGTCATGATCTTTTCTCCTGAATTATCGGTTTGGGCCTTTCCCTCACCGTTGAATCTAGTTTAGTCGCCAATCAGAAAGAAGTCAAGACATTTATCAAAATAATTCTCATCGAGCACCAGTGGCATAACAAATCATTCCAGCGGACGGGCAAAAAGCCGCCCGCCCCGCAATTTGAACGTTAGAAGTCAATGCGTCTTTAGGTGTGCTGGATTCCGGCTAAACCGTAAATTCTTTCGGCTGGGCACCACACCCCACTCGCCTGCAAGGAATCGAACCTTGCCACCGTACTACCCAGCGTGGGAATCGAACCCACCACCTAGAGAAACACTGACTTCTAACTCCAGTTCAACAGTTGGAATATCCCGCCACGTATAGCCTGAATCACCCCCTTCTTGCCAGTAATAAGCACCCTGCAATACAAGTGTGCCGTCTGTTTTCTTTGCGAGCCTGTACTCACTTGGTCTTGTATTTTCTATTCTTGCTGCTGTGATGCAACTTACTGAGCCTATTGGCATCCCTGTTATACAAACACCTCTAAGGTTTTCTGTATTCATTTCATCCCCTCGATCAATTTAATCCTCTTGCACTTGAGCATCACATCGTCAAACGGCACGATCTCCTCGTTCGCACATCTTGCAAGCAATGCGCTTCCTGTGCAGCTGATTGCATCACTCCCAGCGTGTCCATGCGGTGTTGCATCACGTCCCGATAATCATACCACAGGATGACGGCCATCGCAGCACCAAATACAGCGTAAAACAGCGGCGTGGCGTGGCGCTCGATCTCATCAATGTGCTGATTCTCGCGAGCAGATTGAGCGCGCAGATTGAGCTTGCGGACGATGTGCTGGTTGGTGAGTGTCATGGTTGGCTCCATCAAAAAGGAATATCATCATCAAAGTTGTCGAATGCACCAGTCTTTGTTGTCGATGCCACTGTGTTTGATTGACTATCTGGCGCAGGTTTAGATGGCGAACCGCCCGGCCTTCCCGCTGGATTTGAATCGCGCTCTGCCGGTGCAGAATGCTCGCCACCCTGAGACTTTCCGCCCAGCATGGTCATTTCGTTGACCACGATCTCGGTGGTGTAGCGATCCTGGCCTTCCTTGGTCTGCCATTTGCGGGTTGCCATCTTTCCTGAAATAAAAAGCTGCTGTCCAACCTTCACATATTCGGCGGCAATCTCAGCCAGCCTGCGGTACATGACGCAGCTCACCCACTCGCAGCGCTCTTGTTTCTCACCGGACTTATCCTTCCATGTTTCATTGCAGGCCAGTGAGATATTGGTTACCGCCTCTCCGCTGGTCATATACCTGGTTTCGATCTTGCCAACATTACCGATGAAATTACACTGATTAAGCGATGCCATGATTTCTTGCCTCTCCGCGAACGATTAAACTTACAAGGCGCTGGCTAACTCCATATTGAGCCGCAAGCTCAGATTGCTTCACTTTTCCGGGAATATAGGCGGCACGAATCTGCGCCACCTGGTCATCGTTTAGTTTGCCATTTGAATTATTCAGTCCGCGCGCTCTATTGGCATGGCGATAATTACCGCGTCCCTTGCGCACCATGTCAATTCTGTTTGATACCGATGTTCCGAGCATCAGGTGGTGCGGATTGCAGCAGCTTGGGTTGTCGCAAGAATGTAAAACGTGCATCCCTTTGGGAATATCGCCATAGGTAAATTCCCATGCGATGCGGTGCGCGTTTTTATATACGCCAGCAATCCGCACGTTTCCGTAACCGGCTGGCTTTTTTGCTCCAAGCCACTCCCAGCATTGGGTGGGTGTGCTTTTCGCCACCTTATTCCAATAGCGCGTTTCCGGGTCTTTGCCCAGGCGGCCTATCAGAATCACTTTGTTGACTGACATCACTCTTCCTCTTCTTCAAAAATACGTTGTTCAATTCCTGCGCGCATTTATGCTTGGCATGGCGCTCATAGCAGAAACCCTCTTGACCGCATGAAGTCAACCGGATGTTTCGCTGACTTCTCTTGATTGCACCTCTTCCTGAGTAATTGCATGTTGTTATCGGAATGCTGGCCTCCTTTTGCCAGCGGGGAGATGTGGTCAAGCTCATATCTACTCCCAAGCGGAAGTCCACAACAGGCACATTTCCCACGTTGGAGCCGATAGAGTCTAGTAAGGATGTCCCTAGATAGAATTCCACCAGCCATTCGGGCACGCGCACGCCTCTTCTGCTCTGAAAGACGCCATTGCGTAATCCGTGCGTAGTGCTCTCCGGCCTTGAGTATGGAAGCAAGGAATGAGGCTTTGGCGGATGCTGTTTCTTTCATGGCATAGCTCCTGAAATTGATAGATGACTAAATGGCTAATCTGCGGACGGCACGCGCTCTGGAGTTGCTGCCCTCGTGGTTGTAGCCCTGGCCGCCGTCGCCGAAGTCCTGACCCCAGGCACAGTCAGAGGTAGAGACGTGCTGAGTGCTGCTCCAGTAATAGGCTGGATCGAATGCCTGCTCCCCACCTTTTTGGAACGCCTCGGCCAGTGTTTGTACCGGGAAGTCTGGCGTGTAAGGCCTAGTCGGCTCAACGGCTGACAGGTTGATTCCAGATCGTGCGTAGCACCAGTTCACTTCTATGGTCGGCTTGAGGTTGCGGTAGATGATCTCCAGCTCATCCTGGCTGGGCAGATACCAGTCATCATGCCCTTCGATGCGCAATCCGCGCGCCCATTTGGCAAGCTCACTACAAGCACCGGCCATTGCATCAGTGTTGGCGAGGCCGTCGAAATAGGACTTCGCTCCTTCTACGGTGCTGTATGTGTCGTTCCACGGCGCGTCCTCATGCTCTCCATCCGCCTTTGGTGCGACGATCAGCGCAAACACTTGATCCCCGATACGGATGCGGCCGGCATAAAAGCCGCCGTCCATAGTGGTTCCGAGAATTGTTGGGATTTCTCCTATTGACGATTTCATATCTTCCTTTTTGGTATTCATGCTGCCTCCTTTGTTGTTATCGCTTCAGCTGCTTCGAGAATCCAAACGCAAGCCGTTTCGAATGACACGCCAAACTTCGCAGCAACAGCGTCCACGATCTCTTTATCGGATGGGCGCGCGGCAGGATTGGCGGCAGGATTGATCCGCGTAACCTTGCTGGCGACAGGTGGGCGGCTCGCTTGCGCCGATTCCGCGATCTGCATGGTCTTGCGGCGCTCTTCGATGGCTGCTGCTTCCGATTCGGCACGCGTCTTAGCCTCTTCCTCGGCCTGCTTCGCGCGTTCTGCGGCAAGGATAGCCTCGGCCTCGGCCTGCGCCTTGGCGGTGGCTTTGCGCTCTTCCTCGGCCTGAATTGCTGCGCGCTGGGCTTCGAGCTTTGCTTCCTCTGCACGCTTTTGGCCTTCAATTCTGGATGTCACGGCAAGTTGCATATCATCCATTGGTTTTCCCACTAGGTTTTGCAGATCGTGAAACAGTAATTCGTAACCGACATAGGCCGTCTTTATCCAAGTCAACTTGGCGCGAATATCCTTGGCTTGCGCATCGGCCTCAATCTTCACCCCGGCCAGCATAGTCTGGATGGCATCGTGCATACTTGCGTAGTTGCGCTTACCCTTGATTGCCTCGGCGAAGTTGGGTGGAGCCAGCGTTATGCGGATCGGCTTGATATCCGCCTCCAGCACTGTGATGTGGTCGGCGTAGGCCTGCCTGCCTTCGAGCACCATTACTTCCTTCTTGGACTTATCCTCGCGCTCTACATCTTTTTCGAGTTGCAGGGCGGTGCCGTTCAGGTCTTTCGCCCATGCGTCCATCTTGCGCGCGGCCTCACCGATGGTTTCGGTTTGCGCCAGCATCGCTTCCTTTGACAGGGCGATGGCCTTGGCCGTCTCGCGGAACTTCTTGGCCGCCTCCTTGGCGTTGGAGAAATCCTGATCCGTCACCAGCGCGATGGCGCGCACTTCGGCGAGTTTGGCGGTCAGCGCCACACCGAAGGCTTCCATGTTGTGTTCGGTGATCTCGCCTCTGGCGTGAACAAAGAGGGCGGGCAGTTCGATGCACACTTCTGCCTTGGGTCTCTCTATATGCTCGATATGCTGGTAGTTTTCGAGGTCTCTTTCCAATTGTTTCCAGATTGCCGGAATATGATCGAAGGATTTTGGCGCATCTATCCAGCAATACTTCATGTTTGCTTCTGTGCCGTCAGAAGTCATAAACAGGCATTTTTTCGCGCCGGACACCAGCATCTGCTGCTCTACTTGCAGTTGGTAATGAGGTTCAAGCACGCCACGGCCTACTTGCGCAGCCAGATCATCTCCGTATAATTTGTGCTCGAAAATAACATTGCCGTCAAACGTGATGCCATCGAATGAGGCCAGCAACTTCATGCCGTCAACCTCAATCATGCCGGTGACTGGCGACAAATCATCGCCAATGATTTCTTCCGCAATTGAGCGCGCAGCCGCTTCTGCCGCATGGCCTTTGTTGAAAAGTGCCTGCGTGTTGCCGTCAATGTCCGGCGTGATGCCAGTGGCCTTCTGCTTGAGCAGGTCGGTGCGGATCATGTATTTCGATACACCGGCGGCGGCTGACAGTTCGGATGCCGTGAAGCAGCCTTTGCGGGCCCGCATCCAGCCTTCGCTTCCCTGAATTTCGTTTATGACGATCATTGCGCATCCCCTTTTTCCCAAGACTTGATTTCAGCCAGCACATCTTCCGGCAAGGTGTATTTCGCCGAAAGGAAGTCGATCAGGTTCTGCGCGGATTCTTCCTGCTGCTCGATCAGGCTCTTCGCGCTGAATTTGGTCACAACGCCGTCAGCGTCCAGCTTGTCTGTCGAATACCGTTTTAGGTCGGCTATGGTCATGGTTTTGCGTTCTGGCTTGGATTCTTTGACTACAGTGCCTTCGATTATTCCCATGTCACGCTCAACTATTGGCACGTCTTGCACCTCTTCCGCAACCATCATCCCACCGATTGCAGCCGGATACACTGCGCGTACTCCCTCTGCGATAACGCGGGCGCGTAGCATGGCTCGCGGGTAGTTTTTCCAGTTGTCCTTGCCGGTGAGATTGGCTTTTTTGGCCTGCTCGATAGTCCATTCGATGCGAAGCGTGCCACCAGCAGGATGCGAAAAGGTAGCCTCCGCAATGGTATCGGTAAGCTGATGCCACTCCACTTTGCCGCCCATTTGCTGAAAGCGCGCCATGACGCTGTGAGTCTTGCGGCACGCCTTGCCCTGGATGATGTCGTAATCCTGCGTGATGGTTGCCGGGTGCTGATTTTCTGATTGCGCAACCAACATTAAAGCAAGCGCCTGGTCTGCTGATTTCATCCCGAATAAGCCAGACTTTGCTACAGCCTCGGCCATTATTTGCATGTCTTTCAGTTGATACACTGCGACTTCGTTGCTCATTTCTTTATCTCCTGTTGGTTATTTAATTTCTTGTTGTGATCGTGTTGTGCGCCATACGGATTGCATCACCAAGCCGGTGTCCGCGTTGCAGGTAATACAGGACGTTGTTGGCGAATTCGTAGGCGCGCAGGATGCGCTGTTCGAGTCGGAAGATCATTTCATCACCACCAGTTTTTTGATCCGGCAGGTCATCAGCCCGTCGTCGAACGAAACCACGGAACCATTCGCGCAACTGGCCAGCGTGGCGCTGATGCGGTCGTATTGCTGGCGGTCGGCCATTGTGTCCAGGCGGTGCTGGATCACGTCGCGGTAGCCTGCGGTGAGTGTCCACAGCATCACGGCGGCTGCGACTGTCATCACGGTGTAGAACAGCGGCGTGGCGCGGCGCTCAAGTTCATCCACGCACTGATTCTCGCGCTCGACTTCGGCACGCCTGTTGAGCTTGTTGACGATGTGCTGGTGGGCGAGGCTCATGCTTCGTCCCTCGCTTCCATGTGGGAGCGCAGGCTATCTTCCGCGTCTACATCGACATCGCCGTCAATCTCGATACTGCGGGACAGTGAACCGGCGGCGTTCTCAAGTTCAGTCGCGCAGCCGGTAATAGTGGATGTGCGGTCGATCAGCTCATTGATGATGTGCTTGCATTCGAGCAGGCTCGCGCCCTCGATGAAGCGCGCCACATCAACCAGATCATCCAAACGGCTTATTTTGGCCGTCTTAGCCTGAGCCGATTCCAGCATCGCCTGAATGTCCGGCAGCTCCATCAGATTGTTGAAAGTGTTGTGAGTCATATTGCCTCCACAAAAGTTATCTGGCGGCCGTCCGAAGGCCTGGGATGCGCGCTGACGAAAGCGCATCAATCGGCCTGTATGGATTGCAGGCTTCCTTTGCGCGTTCTCTGTTAGCCCATTTCTCTACTGTTGTGGCTGCCAAGTGCTTCGCGCAATTCTTTGTTGCTCAATCAGCAGGACGAAGGGCGAGTCTTACGCCTTGGGCAAGGGTGCCTGTGGGCTTGCATCCGCGAAATGCCTACCGTGCGTCGCTTCCTGGCCTAGTGCTTATCAAATGCCCTTCGTGCTGCCGACTGTTGCTACCACTACGTTTCGCGTCCCAGTCAGGTTCACTTCCTTTTTGCTTTATTTCTCGCACCAGTGTGGCCTTACCGTAGTTCCGCCACTTCACTCTGCCCGCGATTGCGACTAACGCGACTTGCCGATCTTACTCTATTCGACTTTTGCTGCACCTGGGCTGCCGGTATCAATTCGATAAGTTGATTTGATGTTCGACATCTTAAAGATTCTTTTACCTATAGTCAAGCGTTCTTTTTTATATCTTGCATAAAGTGATTTTTCCCTTTACCATGCTCGGCATGAACGATACCGAAACCATTATTGCGCTGGGCGGACAATCTGCAATAGCCAGGGCAATCAATAAGCGATTGCGCCCAGGTGATGCGCCAGTCAGCCCGCAACGGGTGAACGGGTGGAAGCAGGCCAACAAGATTCCACCTTACTTCAAGCTGGCCTATCCGAGGGTGTTCAAGAAAGTGCTTGCGAAGTCTGGCGAGGTGGTTTAGAGTTGCAACCGTGCATCTAGCACAAGGCTGTCGAAAGCCTAATAACAGGGATTATTTTAATGAGTCTTTTCCGCAGTCCATATTTCAAGAACCCACCTTCGGCTGCTTGCCAGTCCCTGCGGGTAATTTCGACCTTGATTTGTGGGCTGCATAAAGGGCTTACACCATGACCATCCACACCCCCGAATACCGCCGCTGCTACGCCGTGGCGAAATCCATTCCGTTCAGGAAGAACAAGCGCCCGGCTATCATGTTCTGGTGCAAGTGCGCTAAAGAGATGTTGAAGTCGAGATAGTCTTGCACTACTACAAATTCAGCATAGGCGATTATGCCAGCCATACTAGGCATCTTTCGCTAATGGAAGATTTAGCATACAGGCGTTTGCTTGATCTAGCATATACAATCGAAGAGCCGATAACCGACGATATTCATTCAATATCAAGGCTAATCAATATGCGCGAGCACAAACAGGAAATAGAGGATGTTTTAAGAGAATTCTTCAATCATGTTGATGAAGGATGGATTCATGGACGAGTTTTGAAGGAAATGGAAGAGGCTGGCGGTAGAAAATCAAAAGCGAAAGAGGCTGCTGAAGTCCGTTGGGCAAGGCAAAAACATGCTAAATCCATGCTAACGCATTGCTCGAATGATGCTCCAAGCATAAATAATGATGCTCCAAGCATAAAAAACGATGCTACCCATTACCCATTACCCATTACCCAAGACCTAGATAAGCCGAAACGCAAGCGTTCGGCAACTTGCTCCATTCAAACCTTTTTGGAATTATGCAAGGAATCCGGGGAAGAGCGAATCCCTAAAAGCGATCCAGTTTTCGACTTTGCTGAAAAAAACAAAATTCCGTTAGATATGGTTAGAGTTTGTTGGCAGCAATTCGTTTCGACGCATAAGGAAAGTGGAAAGCGTCAAAAGGATTGGCGGATGACATTCAGAAACTGCGTCAAAGGTAATTGGTACAAGCTGTGGTTTATCGAGGCTGATGGATCAGTGAAGGAAACTAGCCAGTACAGGGCGATCAAAAATTACGTCGAGGATAACCATGTCAGCAACTAGATCGGAACAAAGTGTATTGGGCGCGCTGCTTATCCAACCGGATTGTTTCGATGAAATTGATTTGGTAGAAAACGACTTTGCTGCCGAGTCGCACCGTATCGCTTTCCGGGTAATTAGCCGGATGTGCAACAAAGGCAAACCTGTGGATGTAATCACTGTTGCTGAGGCTTTAGAGGTATCAGGCGAGCTTGACCGGATCGGAGGCTTACCCTATCTCGGCAGTCTCGCCCAGAACGTGCCAAGCGCGGCAAACGTGAAGCACTACGCCGCCACTGTTCGCAATCATGCCATGCTGCGAGAATTAGGTGGAATCAGCCAAGATATTACCGATCAGGTCGAAAAAAAGACTGACGCTGCCGAAATTGCAGAAACGGCTGAAAGGCGCATCTTCGCGTTAATGGAAAGTCGTGATGGGCATGAGCCGGTAATGTTGTCCGAGGCGCTTGAAGAGGCTATTATCCACGTCGAGCAGCGGTATTCTGGGGCGGCTATTGCGATGCCGACAGGATTAACCGACCTTGACGAGTTGTTGGGTGGTGGGTTCCATCGTGGCAGCTTAAACATCTTGGCTGCAAGGCCGAAGGCCGGTAAGACAGCCGCCGCTTGTACGATGGCGATAACTGCTGCGCGAGCTGGAGGAACAATCTACTTTGCCAGTCTCGAAATGCCGCGCAGGGAAATAGCCAACCGGATGATTGCGATTACCTCCGGGTACCCGACCGACTCGATTATGACCGACGAAAATTCAACCGATGCGATTACTGTAGCCGTGCAGACGCTAAAGGGGTTAAAAATAGTCATCGACGATGAATGCGCCCTAACTATTGGAAAGTTACGCTCCCGCACACGAAAGATAATGCGCAAGCATGGCCTGCAAATGGTTGTTGTGGATTACCTGCAACTGATGCGCGGTGATGGTAGCAACAGGGAACAGGAGGTTGCTAGTATAAGCCGTGGCTTGAAGGCTCTATCAAAAGAGCTAGACTGCCCAGTTCTATGCCTGGCGCAGGTCAATCGGGAATGTGAATCAAGACAGGATAAGCGACCTCACATGAGCGACCTACGAGAATCTGGGGCTATCGAGCAAGATGCCGACCTCGTGATGATGATTTATCGGGACGAGATTTACAATAAGGATTCTAAGATGAAGGGTGTGGCTGAGATATTGATACGGGCGAATCGGCATGGTGCGAACGGTGAGGTGTTTGTCCAATTTGATGGGCGTCTGACGCGGTTCAAAAATCTTGACAAGTGCTGGTGTAAACCGGAGTCGCAGCAAGAAAGAGGGAGGGGTCTATGAGTGCGCTCGACAGAGTGAAAAAGATTGCCGACCTAAAGCGGGTTGAAAACTGGCTAGATTCAATCCAAGAATTCGATCCAACCATTCGATCCGAGGTGCTTGAGCAATGCAAAACAGATACCGAGGCCAGAAAGTATTTTGTGATTAGAAGCGGGGAGGTGGGTAAATGATGGTTGATGACGAAGTTCTGGCGGTGTTGAGCCGGGCAGAAACAAGCGGGTTCGAATTGAAACTTACCGAGCAGTTGGATCGCAATCTTTACGAACGAACGAACAAGGTACTGGAAGCGGCTGGCGGGAAGTGGAGCCGGAAAGCCAAGGCGCATGTGTTTGAGTCTGAGGCATTCAACCGGATCGACGAAATCATATTATCCGGAGAGGTTGAGATCCCAAAGGACGAATTCAACTATTTCCCGTCACCGCCTGCTGTTGTGGCGCGGCTGATTGAACTTGCCGGCCTGCACGAAGGGATGACCATCCTTGAGCCAAGCGCGGGGCGCGGAGCGATTGCCTTGGCTTGTGTTGAGGCTACTGGCGGAGAGGTAGACTGCTACGAACTCATGGAGGCGAATTTTTGGGAACTTGAGAAAACCGGGCAATTCCGAAAAGTGATTAACTCGGATTTTCTCGCAGTCTCGCCATTTCCCGAATATGACCGGGTTTGCATGAATCCGCCATTTGCCAAACAAGCAGATATTCGGCACGTTGTTCATGCGCTGAAATTCCTCAAGCCGGGCGGTAAGCTCATTTCAGTAATGTCCGCCAGCGTCGGATTCCGCGAGAATAGGTTAACAAACGAATTCCGCGACCTAATTACAGAGCGCGGAGGGAGTATTGAGGCGCTGCCAGAGGGCGCATTCAAAGAATCCGGGACTATGGTGCGAACTGTGATTGTCACAATCCCAAGCGGTGAGACACTATGAACCTCAACCAGAAATACCTAGAGAGCCTAATCGCCCAGCTTGAAATGGCGCAATCCCGCCATCCGGTGAGCAAAATGCAGGTCGCGCTCCTGCGTGCCGAAATTAAGGTTATAGAGGAAAGCATTCAGCCAGTCGAGCCGGAAGAGGTATACAGTCCGCACACCGAAGTGAGGGAAATGTGAAGCCGAAATTCAGCCCCGCCGACTATAAGCGCGAGATCAAGCGGAAAGCCGCTCTCATGATTGAGTGCGCGGACCAGCTCCAGAAGGCGCTGGATGTGATGACGAGGGCGAGGGTATGTCAGAGCGCGTAATCATTCTAACCAGCCCCGCTGTGGCCTCGAACGCCATAATGGTGATCCGCAACCTGCCGGTGGACGGTACAATGGAAATTGCACTTAGGCCGCGCACTAAGCTGCGTTCAAATCGGCAGAACGGACTCATGTGGGGTGCCAGGCTGAAGGAGATCAGCGAGCAGGCTTGGGTAAGCGGCAAGCAGTTCTCGGCGGATGTATGGCATGAGCACCTAAAGCGCGAGTATTTACCGGAGGGCAATGAACCTGACTTCGACAAGCTGGTGATGAAAGGGTACATCAAATGGGCATGGCTGCCGAATGGCGAGCGCGATTGTATCGGGTCAACCACAAAGCTCACCACATTGGGCATGACTAGGTACATGGAAGCGTGCGAGGCATTTTGCGCCGTTGAGCTTGGCGTGCGGTTTAGCGCGGACCGGATGCAGGCATGACAACATTGGCTGAGAAAAAGTATTTATCGAAAGTGGCCGAATTAGGCTGCTACCTTTGCCAACATATAGGTCGCGGCGCGACACCCGCCCAACTACATCACCCAAGGGAGGGCACAGGAATGGCACAGAGAGCCGACAACTGGCTCGTGATACCTGTCTGCCAACATCACCATTTGGACGCGCAGGATGGACTGCACGGGCTGCGCAAGGCATGGAAGTTAGTGAGCGTAGGGGAGATGGACGCGCTGGCATGGGTGATCGAGAGGATGAACGCATGAAAACCTGTAAATCCTGTGCTCACCGCTGGCTCAAACCAGGCAATTTCACCGACTGGCACTGCCGCCGACCCGGTAAGCCGCTGGTGCGGATCGGGACGGAACGGGAACTTAAAGCGGCCAAAGGGTGCCGGGAGTACGCGAATTGATTACATTACCTTGGCCGCCACGAGTCCTGCACCCAAACGCTCGCCCGCACTGGGCAGCCAAGGCACGTGCAGCAAAAGCCTACCGGAGCGCAGCAGGGTGGGCAACAAAGGCTTCCGGCACCAGGGTTGAGGGTAAGGGTGCGATTGACCTGTGTATCAGCTTCTACCCGCCAGATAATCGGCGCAGGGATTTAGATAATATGCTTTCCAATTGCAAAAGCCTATTGGATGGTATTGCCGACGCTCTTGGAGTGGATGATTCGCGGTTCACCATCAGGATTGAGCGCGGTGCGTCAATCAAGGGCGGCCAGGTGCGGGTAATTGTGACCGGATGATGAAGCTCAAGATGCTTAAACCACGCCTGACAAACACCTCAACTTCGCGGGTACAAGTGGTTGAGCCTGGTTCCTGGCGCACCGGCAAAACAACCCCCACCGCTCGTGGTTATGGGTACAGGTGGCAGCAGGCCAGAGCAATCTACCTGCGCGAGCATCCGCTGTGCGCCTACTGTAAGCGCGAGGGCAGGACCACACTGGCTACGGTAGTCGATCATAAGATACCCCACAGGGG